ACATGAAAAAATAAAAGATGGGGACACTACTAGTATTATATTTTATTGCAAAACTAAAGGCAAGAAAAGAGGTTATGTTGAAAGGCAAGAAATAAAACATGATGCAGACATCAAAAGCAAACTGATTGAATGGAAACCAGCCAAAGAGAAAGAATAGAACAATATTGCAATAAACAGTTTTACGAAGCATTAGAATCCAACAAAAGATTAAAGATATTTCAAGGTGGTTCTAGGTCAGGTAAAACATATTCACTAATGCAATATGTATTGTATTTAATTACAACAAGTGAAGAGCCATTAGTTATAAGCATTATAAGAAAAACCCTACCAGCACTAAAAAGGTCAGTTCTAAGGGACTTTCTAAAGATTTCTAAGGATATTGGTATATATTGGCAAGGAGTGTTTAATAAGGCAGAAAATACTTTTGAATACAATGGCCATAGAATTCTCTTTTTTTCAGCGGATGACCAGCAAAAAATCCGAGGTGTATCTCATGACTTGGCCTGGTTAAATGAGGGCAACGAATTAGAAAGAGATGAGTTTCGACAAATAGCAATGAGATGCAGAAAAACAGTATTGATTGACTTTAACCCATCTGACCCTGTGCATTGGATTTATGATTTAGCTGAAAGAGATGATGCTGATTTGTTTTTATCTACTTACAAAGACAATAAATTTTTGCCTAAAGAATTAGTACAAGAGATTGAAAGATTAAAAGCTAAAGACCCAGATTATTGGAGAGTATATGGTGAGGGTCAAAGGGCTGTATTTAGTGAAAGACAAATTTTTAGAGATTGGCAATATATTCCTTATGATGAATTTCCTGAATTAGAAAACTGGTCTATTGGCATTGATTTTGGATTTTCTCAGGATAGCTGTGCTATTATATTAGCTGGTAAAAAGAATGATAAAATATATGTCCATGAATTATGTTATAAAAAAGGTATGACTAATAGAGATATTGCTCAATTTCTTAAATCAAATAATTATAGTCAATATCTGTGCTATTATGATTCAGCAGAGCCAAAGAGTGGAGAAGAACTAAGACAAATGGATATTTGGGCAAAGCCAGCAATTAAAGGTCAAGGGTCAATTAATGCTGGTATATCATTATTAAAAGAGTTTGATATAATAGGTTCGATAGAATCTAAGAACTTACAAAAAGAACAACAATCATATTTATATGAGCAACTAAAAGATGGCACAATCATTAATAAACCAGTTGATAAGAACAATCATTTGATGGATGCCTTGAGATATGCAGTTTATTCTAAATATAAAAATAGGAATGATTTTTTTGTCGTATAATATAAGAATTTATTATTTTGTATTTTTACAAAAAAATTTACTCAATGGCATCATGGTTTGATAGATTTAGAAATCTAATAACAAAAAATACACAACAAACAGCTAAAGAATATAACCAAGCAATTTATAATTTCTTAGGTCAATCAATAATTTGGAATCCTGAGAATGATGATAATTATATTAATGAGGGTTATAGAAAAAATGCAACTGTTTATTCAATCATAAATCTTATAGCAAAATCAGCTTCAACAGTTCCTTTATGCGTATATGAAAAAGTAAATGATAATGAACTAAAAAGATATAAAGCAATGACATCAGGGATGATGGATTCAACAATCATACATAAAGCAAACATGATTAAGAAACACGCATTAGTTGAGTTAGAACATACTGAATTACATAAATTATTAGACAGGCCGAATCCATCACAATCTTATGCATCTTGGATTACTGAGTTAGTTGCATTTGGTAAACTAACAGGCAATAGGTACATTTATGGAATATCACCAGACACAGGTGACAATGCTGGTAAGTTTAAAGAATTATATGTAATGCCAAGTCAAATCATGGAAGTTGTAAGTGGCGGTATATTAGAACCTGTTGTTGGTTATAGAGTTGAATATACTTCTGGTCAAAGAGATATACCAGCTGATTTGATTTGCCATATTAAGGATTTCCAACCTTACTATGATGGTTCTGGTTCGCATCTTTATGGTCAATCACCATTAAAAGCTGGATTTAGAGCAATGACTACAAACAATGAAGCAGCACAAACTGGAGTTTCTTATTTACAAAATCAAATGGCTAGAGGTGTTTTAATGAGTGAAGAAGGAGATTTAAATGAGGTCCAAGCACAACAATTAAAAGATAAATTTAGACAATCATATCAATCAAGTAACAATGCTGGTGATGTTATTATAACACCTAAAAAATTAAGCTGGGTAAACTTTGGATTAGCTGCAAGTGATTTATCATTGATTGAACAATATAATGCATCAATTAAAGATTTATGTAATATCTACAATGTACCTGTTCAATTATTAAACAATACTGAGAGTTCAACATACAACAACCAAAAGAGTGCTAAGGCAGCGTTATATCAGCATTGTGTTATGCCTGAATTATTAAAGATTAGAGATGAATTAAACAGATGGTTAGCACCTAGATTTGGTGATAAGATATATCTAGATTTTGATTTTTCTGTTATTCCTGAATTACAAGAGGACATGGAGAAAGTTGTAACACAAATGTCAGCTGCTTGGTGGCTAACTCCAAATGAAAAAAGAGCAGCAATGAGTTATGCAGAAGAAGAAAATGATGCATTGAATGATTATTATGTGCCAGCTAATTTATTGCCAATAAGTGGTGAAGAAATAGATATGCCAGAACCAATGCCACCTAAACCAGAAGATGATATTGAAGATGATATTGAAAATGATTTAGAAGATGATATAAATAAAATGTTAGTCAAATATGAAGTTGTCGGAAAACCTGATTATTTTTCTACAATAGAAGAAGCAGAAGAAAGAGCAAATGAATTAGGTGGTTCAGGACATCATGAAGCGGATATTGATGGAGAAACTTTTTACATGCCTTTTGATTCTCATGAAGAATATCAAGAAGTAATGAGAAATAATAAAGCTGAAGTTTCTGCAAGAGTTGAAAAAGCATTAAAAAAAAAAGTAGCTGACCATAATGCAAGTGTTAATGCTGCATCTAAAAAGACATCATTAAGTACTTTAAAAAAAGTATTTGTTAGAGGTATTGGTGCATTTAATACAAACCCAGATAGTGTAAGGCCATCAGTAAGTAATGCGGACCAATGGGCAATGGCTAGAGTTAATTCTTTCCTTTATGCTTTAAAGAATGGCAAGTTTAGGTCTGGAAAACATGACACAGATTTATTACCAGAGGACCATCCAATGAGTTCTAAAAAAGAACAAAAACAAGAGGGTTATGATGATTATCCACAAAGTGCAACGAATAATGCTAAAAGAATGATTGAATGGAGAGAGAAATATGGCAGAGATGAGGTTAAAGGTGGCACAGCTGTTGGATGGCAGAGGGCCAGTCAATTGGCTAATCGTGAAAAACTTTCAGCAGAAACTGTTGGCAGAATGGCTGCATTTAATAGACACAGAAAAAATGCAACAGTTGACCCTAAATATAAAGATGAACCCTGGAAAGATAATGGATATGTGGCATGGAATCTTTGGGGTGGCACAAGTGGTGTTAACTGGGCAATTAAGAAAATGGAATCAATAAGAAATAATGAATAATGCCAACACCAAGAGCAAACGAAACACAACAAGATTTTCTAACAAGATGCATGTTAGATACAGAAGCAAGAACTGATTTTCCTGATACTGACCAAAGGTTGGCTTTTTGTTATAGTCAATATGAAAGTAATAAATCTGTAAAGAAATTAAACAAGAATATTGTTGATAGATGGAGAGATGATTATGATAAACAATTAAGTATTGCAGAAAGAAAGTTATTGCCAAAAGTAACAAGTGCTTATTTCAAAGAATATTCAAAAGGTGTGCAAACATATATAGACACAGGTAATATAAATTATCAAGATGTTTTTAATATTGATATGTTTCAGAAAATATATAAAGACATTTATAATGAAGTTTGTATGAGGTTTGCTGTTTGGTATTTTAGAAACTCCGAAAAATATCAAGAAAAGAAATCTCCAAAACAATATACAAGAACTTGGCAAGCTGCATTTAGTTATTATGCTGGTCAAGTGGCTGCTCAAAATGTTACTTTAGTAAGTGGCACAGCTAAAAAGAGTTTAGTACAAGTCATCCAGAAATTATACAGGGACCCTGATTTTGTTGTTTTAGGTGCTGAGGAAAGAGCAAGAATTTTACAATCTAAATTTAAATCATATTCTAAATATCAAGCATTAAGATTGGTTAGAACAGAATCTTTAAGAGGTGCAAGTTATGGAGTTGAACAAAGTGCATTGCAAGTTTATGCTGGTAGAAAGATGAAGAAACAATGGGTTACTTTCTTTGATTCTAAAACAAGAGAATGGCATCAGAATGCTCACAATCAAATTGTAGATTTTGATAAACCTTTTTTAGTAGGTGGTGAACAAATGATGCGACCAGGCGAAGGTTCTGGAATGAATGTTATAAATTGCAGATGCTCAATGATTCCATTTCCAGAAGATGTGGAAAGCACGCTTCCATTTCAGTAAAATATATTTACTATTTTTGTAAAAAATTATAATTATGAATTTTCTATATAAAGCAGCACCATTAGGTGAGTTATCTGATTATGATGAAAAGAACTCTTTAGTAAAAGGATATGGTTCTTATTTCGGTAATAAAGATGCAGACAATGATGTAATATCAAAAGGTGCATATCAAAAGACAATCAAAGAAAATGGTGAAAGAGTTAAATACTTATATCAGCATAATATGATGCAACCTATTGGTAAAATGAAAGAACTTTACGAAGATGACAAAGGTTTAGTTTTTGTCGCTGAAGTTCCGAAAACCTCATTAGGTAAAGATGTTATTGCTTTAATGCAAGCTGGTGTAATTACTGAAAACTCTGTTGGTATTTTACCAATTCAAAAAGAGGACAAAGGTGATTACAGAGAATTGAAAGAGGTTAAACTATTTGAGATTTCAGCTGTAACATTAGCTGCAAATGATATGGCAAAAATTATGGATGTAAAAGGAACACAAA